TATTGCAAATGAATATCTAAACGATCTATTAAAACTATTTAAAGACTAAAACAATAAAAACAAAATAAAATAAACTATGGCAAATATACCCGTAAACCCCTCAGCAGTATTATTAAGTGGATCTGGAAACATAACCGGTTCATTTGCAGGATTTTCAGTAGCTCAAGCAGTTACATTCACTGCTTTAAAAGATGCTAATGGAACTAATTTAGCCGGAAGTGGATTAACATTTGCTTCAGGAGTAACTATACCATTATTCGTAACTAGTGCTTCTATATCAGCAGGAGCAATATTATTATATCCTTAATATTTATAATAAAATGAAAACATTACAACAACAATATTTACTTATTAAAGAAGGCAAAGGCAATAAAGACTACTTCTTAAAACAAGCAAGAAATTTATTCCCTGAATATATCACTGTAAATAGTGATTATAAAACAGCCGTTCATGTATTAAAAAGCAAAAGCATTTTAAGTGAAGGTATTGGAGGAATAGTAACTATGAATCCTAATTCTAAACCTGATTGGTTTAAAATTTTTGATACAAATTTAAAAGAAGCCGTAGGTGTTAAAAACACTAAAGAATATGGTAATCAAAACGAATTTGATAAAATTGATACTGAAGTACAAAAGACTTTAGATAACGCTAACTTTAATTACAAAAACGAAAAAAATATCGATAACGTTTACGGTCAATCATTCTTAATGGGTTACTATACCGAAATGAAAGATCCTAAAAACGCTGATAAAACCGTAGATGAATTAAAACAAATTGTATTAAAAAACATGGTTAAAGATGTTACTTATTACAATACAAAAACTTCATTCGGTGTTAAAGACATTGGATACACAAAAGATGTAGTTGGTGGAGGCGATTCTGTAGCACCTAAAGGTAAATATAAATCATCAGGATATGGTGACATGCCAAAAGCTAAAGTTGTTAAAGAAGGAATGGAAAATCAAGATGGTGATTATATTTGTTGGAATGCTGGTTCTAATATTTATGACATAGCAAAATATAATAGTAATATTTCTTGGCATAATGATAAAGATGTTTTTAGAGGTTCTTTAAAAGATTGTGAACGATATAAAGAAGAAATGGAGCAAAAATCATTTGAAAAAAATAATTTTGACGATGATTATTTTTTGCGTAAAGATTTAAACGAAGCTAAAAGTAAAAAATCAAATATTCATACTCGTATTAAAGACTTAGAAAAACAAAATGAAGTTTTAGCATTAGAATCTAAAATAACAGCATTAGACGAAGCAATCAGTGAATTAACTCAAAAAGTATCATTATCTGAATCTGATGATTTAGCTGAAATGATGGATCCTAAAAAAATTAATGAACTTAAAAAAGATATTAAACAGCTTGAAAAATATAAAATGCAATGTGAAAAAAAATTATCAAAATTAGGTGGTAAAAAAGAAATAGTTGACGAAGTAGTAACAGGAGAAAATCCATACTTTGATACTGATCCATCTGATGGTGATGCTGATGAGGTTGAAAATAGTCGATACGGTGCTGAAAATTACTATGATAAAGGTAAAAAAGCATTTGAAGAAGGTGATTTAGAAAAAGCACAAGAATATTACGAATATGCTTTAAACTTTGGTAGTAATATAGGTTGGGATGAACGTGAATTACCTCCATACGAAACATTAAATAACTAATGAAACAAGTATTAATTGAAACAATCCCATTTAATGTATCTCCAATACAGTTAACTGAAGGTATGAAAGCACCATCAGGTAACCCTATGGTTGAAGGTATTTTAGCTACAGCTGAAGTAAAAAACGGTAATGGTAGATACTATTCTAAAGATTTATGGGAAAGAGAAATTGATAAATACATGGATGTGGTTAAAGGAAATAGAGCAACAGGTGAATTAGATCATCCTGAATCTACAATTATTAACTTAAAAAACGTATCACATATCATCAGACAAATTAGATGGGAAGGTGATAAAGTGATAGGCAAAATAGAAATATTACCAACAACATCAGGCAATATATTAAAAGCTCTTATTGACAATAATGTTATGGTCGGTGTATCATCTCGTGGAATGGGTAGCTTAAAAGAAATGAATGAAGGTACTTTAGAAGTACAAGATGATTTTGAATTATTATGTTGGGATTTTGTCTCAACTCCTTCAAACCCAGGTTCATATATGAACTTAGTAAGAGAAGGTAAGGAAAATAATGTAGTAAACCCGTATAATAAAGTAAATTCATTATTAACTGAGATTTTATGTGCTAATGGTTCTTGCCCTATATTTTAAACAAAAACAAACATATTTATAAATAAAAAACAATGGAAAACATATTCGAATCAGTAGACAAAAAATTAAAAAAATTAAGAGAAGTTGGCGCTGAAAAACCATCATTAACTAATACTAGTGATGAAAAAATGCTGTCAGCACTTGTAGACAAATTACCTACATTAAAAGCTAAATTAAAAAATGTTGATCAACCTATTGAATTAGATGGTTTTTTTAAAACTTTTATAGAACAATTAGGTTTAAAAAATGTTAGTAAACAAACGGTTATGCTTGCTCTTAGAAAAGCATTAGATAATTTAACTCCTGGTGAACCAACTATCACTACTAAAAAAATAAAATAATATTTATTTTTAAATGATTAAATTTGTTGATATATTAAATGAACTGGGAGAAGGTTCTAAATCATTTAATACAAAAGAAGTTTCTCAAGGTCAACAAATTTGGTTTAATATTGATGATCCTGATTTTCCTATTAGTAATTTTTGGATTTCTATAGCTATAGCAGATAAAGATATTATAATAGGTAAAACACCTGATAATATATCTAAACCAAGATTTAAATTAGATAAAAGTGAAGGAAACGCAGCTAAAATAGATTTTGGAATTGTTGAAAACAATGAATGGACTTTTCCTGTGTTAAATAAAGGGTATTTGTTTGGTATAATGGGAACTGTTGTTAATTCTATTAAGACTGTTTTAAATAAATACAAAAATGTTGAATATTTATTATTTGTTCCTGCAAATAAAATAAAAACTACTACCAAACAAACTAGTAAACTTAATTCTAATAAAAATTCAACACCCCAACAAAATACTCAAACTAGTGATAATGGTTCACAACGTGAAAATTTATATTTAGCATTTGTTAAAAAACAATTACCTAATGCTGAAATAACTAAAGAAAATGGATGGAATATTATAAATATTTCTAAACAATAAAATAAATAAAACTATGAATACAATTAACTCTTGGAAATCAAAAACTAAACAAAAAGACAAATTTGAAATTACAATTCGTATTTCAACAATTACATTATTTGAAATCAATATTGACTTATCTAAAAAATCATATAGCTTTATGCTATTAAATCCTTATACTAAGGTAAATTCATTATTAACTGAGATTTTATGTGCTAATGGTTCTTGCCCTATATTTTAACTAACACCAAACATATTTATTTATATATAAAATAATGAAAAAACAAATATTATCTGAAGAATTTAAAAGAATGCAAAAACTAGCAGGAATTATTATAGAATCACCCTTTAATAAAGATGGTGAACCATTAATGACTCATAACCAATATCGTGATTATAGCGAACCATCAGAAGAAGATTATGATAATCAACATCACCACGATGAAGATATAAATATTAAAAAAGAATTCATTGGAGAAATGAAAAGAAACAATATTTTTGTTGAAACATTTAATGGCAATGAATATTTTATTCGATGTAAAGATTATGAAGATTTTATGATATATTTTACTAATAATGATACAATTGAAATATATGATACTAATGATGATCAAAAAAAAGAATTTAATTTTCAAGATGCTGTTGATTATACATTATCTAACAAAGATAGACTTTATTCTTTTGAAGAATCTGTTAAATCTAGAAATAAAGAATATGAAATAGATGCCCAGGATAGAAAAAACAATAGAGCTGAAATGGGCGGTTATGGTTTAGGATAAATTTTAAAATGAAGCTGTTAAGTATTTTAAAAAATATCATTTTAGAAGCTAAACAAGCTGGAGACTTATATCATTTTACTCCAGTATCATATTTAAAAGATATTTTATTAACTCAATATTTATATCCTAATGATGAAAATCAAATTTCTACATCTAGAAGACCTAACATGTCTACTCGAGATTTTCAAGATATGAAAACAAACTCTATAGCTAGAATAATGCTAGATGGAGATAAAATAAGTAATAAATATAAAGTTAGACCCTTTGCTTTTGGTGCTAATGAAAATAATCCCGAAGATTTAGGAGAAGAACAGATAGTTGTAAATGGACAAAAATTCCCATTTATTCCTTATCTTAAAAGGATAGATATTTTTTTAAATAAAAAAACTAAAGTAAATGATAAAATAGTTGAACTTTTAGAAAAAGCAAATATACCGTATAAAATATACCCTAACATACCAATATCTAATACTCCATATACTCAACCTAAAAAAGACAAACCAGAAGATATTAATATATCTAATATCCCTAAAAGAGAAATATATAGTGCATTAGAATTATATTTTCCAGGAATGAAAACTAAAAAAATTCCATATTATAATACATACAATGGTGATAATGAAAATGATCGTCTTGTTAGTATGAATGTAGGAATATCCCCAGAATATCCTAATCATTATCTTGGTTTAACTTGGCTTAGTCATAGTAAATATTTAAAGGATCATTGGTATAATAAAAATGGTAAAAAAATTAATAACTTAAAAATAGTACCTATTCCTATGTATAAAGATCCTAAATGGTTAAAAAAATGGGAAAAAAATGTTCAAAAACCATATACTAATTTATCTTATGATTCATATCTTCTTATACCTAAAAAAGAAGTAGATGTTGAATAATTTAATTTAAACCCTCCCTTAAAAAAGGAGGGTTTCTTTTTTCGATCTTGAGGAAGGGGCATATATGTATCGAGGAATATACGGTTTACATATCGTATCAATTTTAAATATTCTATTACGCTTCGATTTTATCTACAATAAGCGTATTTCCAACAAAACAATTTGAGGACAAAAAAACAATGACAAACAGAGATTTGCTAAAAGAAGCAATCGCAGATGCCAAAGCAGTTAAAGAAACAGCTATCGCAAATGCAAAACTAGCTCTTGAAGAAACTTTCAACCCATTCCTAAAAGAAAGATTAGCAGCAGTGCTAGCTGAAATGGATGAAATGGAAGAAGGTGAAGAAGAGTTAAAAGAAGAAATGCATGATGATGCAATGGAAGAAGAAATGCATGATGATGAAATGGAAGAAGACATGAAAATGGATGAAACCGAAGAAGACATGGATTTAGAAGAACTTTTAAGAGAATTAGATGAAATGGATTCATTAAATGAAGCAGAAGATTTATTAAACGGTAACGTTGATGAAGAAGAAGTTGCTAAAGGTGTTGATGATGATGCTGATGGTATCCCTGATAATATGGATGCTGACATTAACATTGAAGACATGAGTACTGAAGATCTAGAAAATTTTATTAAAGACGTAATTTCAGACATGGTATCATCAGGCGAATTAGAAGCTGGTGAAGGTGAAGAGGAAAAAGAAGAAGAAGAAGAAGAAATGGAAATGGGTGAAGAAGATGAAGAAGAAGAAATGGATATTGATGCTATAGTAGCTGAAATTAAAAAATCAAAAGCTAAAAAATCACCAGAAAAAGATGATGACGAAAAAGAAAAGATGAAAAAAGAACTTAAAGAAGCTTATGACGCTTTAAAACATATCAAATCTGAATTAAACGAAGTTAACTTATTCAACGCTAAATTACTTTATACAAACAAAATCTTTAGAAACAAAAATTTATCTGAATCACAAAAGGTAAAAGTATTATCAGCCTTTGATAAAGCTGTTAATGTAAAAGAAGCTAAATTAGTATATGAAACATTAAGTGAAGGTTTAAAAACAACAAAAACCCCAGTTAACGAATCATTATTAAGAGGTGCTGCATCTAAAGTATCAGGTATTGCTCCAAAGAAACCAATTCTTGAAGTAAACAACCAGGTAAGCAGATGGCAGTTATTAGCTGGTATCAAAAAACAACTATAACAAAAAACAAAAACAAAAACAAAAACAATTAATTAAAAATGTCAAACATACATCAATTATTAGAAAGCTCTGCAGGATCTTGGAAAACACTCCAAAGTGATGCTGCTAAATTAGCTTCTAAATGGACCAAAACGGGTCTATTAGAAGGCTTAACTACTGTGGACAGTAACAACATGTCCCTTTTATTAGAAAATCAAGCTAAGCAATTAGTAACTGAAACAAACCAAATCTCATCAAATTCATCATTCACTTCAGGTGGACAAGGTGAAAACTGGGCTGGTATTGCTTTACCATTAGTTCGTAAAGTATTCGGTACTATTGTAGCAAAAGAATTCGTTTCTGTTCAACCAATGAATATGCCATCTGGTCTTGTATTCTTCTTAGATTTCCAATACGGAAACAGTAAGACTCCATTTACAACAGGTGATTCTTTATATGGTAATAGAAATACAGCTTCTGAGTTTCCATTTTCTACTCCAACTGCTGATGGTGGTTTATATGGTGCTGGTAGATTTACATACTCTACTAACCAATTTTCTAGCTCAGCTATTAACTACACTGCCTCTGTTCTTAACTCATCAGTATTTAATACTGCTGCAGTTGCAGCAAACTCAGGTAGTATCGTATCAGCATCATGGGCTGAATTAAATTTTGATTCTACTTATTCTGCTTCAGTTGCTGGTGCTGGTAGTATTTATAAACTTACTATTTCTGGTGGTTTATATTTACCTTCATTTGATCAAGATGCAGTTCGTGGTTTCGTACCTGTATCAGGTAGTGGTATTAGTGCTACAAACTTGTTACCACAATTTACAACTTATAATTACACAGCTAATACAATTGCTTTCTTCTTTACTGGTTCTGCAAACTTCGTTGGTATCACAGCTGCCAGTACATTAACTGTTAACTACCAAAAATCAACATCACAAAATGGTATCAACGTTACTTCAGGTAACAACGCTGCATCAGCAGTAGGTGGTAACCAATCAGGTCGTGGTGATTTTGAAGCTTCTGGTTCATTTTCAGTACCAAACGCTACTTCAGCTACTCAAATCTCAATTCCTGAGATTAACGTTAGAATGCAATCTCAACCAATTACTGCTAAAACTAAAAAGTTAAAAGCTGTATGGACTCCTGAGTTTGCTCAAGATTTAAGCGCTTACCAAAATATCGATGCTGAAGCAGAATTAACTAACATCATGAGTGAGTACATTTCAATGGAAATTGATTTAGAAATCTTAGACATGTTGATCGAAGATGCAGCAGCTGGTACTGAGTACTGGTCAGCAATTAACAACCAGATTTATAATGGATCTACTTTAGTTACTAATGCTTCAGCGTTCTATAATACTCAAGGTCAATGGTTCCAAACTTTAGGTACTAAAATCCAAAAGTTAAGTAACAAAATTCACCAATTAACATTACGTGGAGGTGCTAATTTCATCGTAACTTCTCCAACAGTAGCTACTATCTTAGAATCAATCCCAGGATTTGCTTCTACAAGCAATGGTGAAGCTGATCAAATGGAATACGCTTTCGGTGTACAAAAGATTGGTACTGTAAACGGTCGCTATAAGGTTTACAAAAATCCTTACATGACTGAGAATTTAATGTTAATGGGTTACAGAGGTAGCCAGTTCCTAGAAACAGGTGCTGTATTCGCTCCGTACATTCCGTTGATCATGACTCCATTAGTGTACGATCCAGATACTTTCACTCCAAGAAAAGGTCTATTAACTCGTTACGCTAAGAAAATGTTGCGTCCGGAGTTTTATGCTAAAATTTATGTTAGTGGTTTAAACACTATCTAATATTAGATAACACTTTATAACAAAAGTTAAAGAACCCCACTGAAAAGTGGGGTTTTTTTATCAAATTTGGATAAGTAATATTAGTTTAGTATATTTACCTAGGCCTATATAATATGTATAATTAACAAAATTAGTTTTTAAAAATGAAAGAAACCCCATCGCAATTAAAGGTTCCAAGTTATGTATTAAACTTCCCCTTTTCTTTAAACACCGAAAATCCAAATAATATTTGGATGGAAGAATTATCACCTGAAGAATTACAAATTAATAAACCAAAAGCATACAAACAGTTTATGGATTTGTATAATTTTATTGCTGGTGGTTCTTTAGTTTATTTATTACCCTCGTATGGTGATTATCAAGATCAAGTTTACGTAGCTAACGTTGGAATTCATTTACCCCACATTAAAGACGATAATATCGTGGTATTATCCAATTTTACTTCCGAACCTAGACAAGGTGAAGAATTAGTAGCTAAACCATTTTTTGATTTAATGAATTATACTACTCATTTATGTCCATTTAAATGGGAAGGTGAGGCAGATTTAAAATATATTGGTGGAAATAATTATATAGGTGGTTATGGTCAACGTTCAACATTAGAGGCTTATGAATGGATGGAAACAATGTTTGGTATGAATATTATCAAAGTTGAAATGGTTGAACCTTATTTATATCATTTAGATTGTTCAGTATTTCCATTAACTAATAAAAAAACATTAATTTGTACTGAATTATTTCTACCTGAGGAATTAGAAGAAATAAGTAAATATACTGAAATTATTGATATTAATGTTGATGATGCTTTTGGTGGAATAACAAACTCAGTAAGAATGGGAAATATGATTTTATGTGCTTCTAATATATCTGAACTAAAACGTACTGATCCTTTATATGATTTAGAAAAACATAAAATTGATACATTAGAAAAAATATGTGCTAATGAAGGTTTAGAACCAGTTATATTTAATCTATCAGAATTTATGAAATCAGGTGCAATGTTAAGTTGTATGATTTTAAATTTAAATTATGTTGATTACTATAAATCATTAATCTAATGGCTAAGACATTAAACGAATGGATTAAAACAGATGTTAAACAGGCTGAGAAAATGTCTATTGAACAATTGTCTAATCAATTTTTCTTTAGAGATCCGCTTAGAACAATGTATATTGACAATGAGCATTTTTATTCACCAGCAGACGGAACTATTTTATATCAAAAAATAATTAAAGATCCTACTGAACCAATTGTAGAAATTAAAGGTATAAATTATACCTTACAAGACGCAATGGGTGATAAAGATTATAATAAACCATCTTTAGTTGTTGGTATATTTATGTCATTTTATGATGTTCATATCAATCGTATACCTTATGGAGGTTATTTATCATATAAACATATAGACGCGATAGAATCAACAAACAAACCAATGTTAGCAACCGAAAAAGATATCTTTAACGGTAAAATTAATCCTGCTAACTTAGAATATTTAAAATATAATGAAAGAATGTGGAATAAAATTTATTCTCCATCAATAGATTATACTTATTATCTTATACAAATTGCTGACGAAGACGTAAATGTTATTGTCCCCTTTACAACAAATCAAAATGATTTGTTTGCTCAAAATGAAAGATTCTCATTAATAAGATGGGGTTCTCAGTGTGAGATCATTGTTCCAATAGATAGTAGGTTTGATTTTGAATTATGTCAAGAAGATCACACTCATGTGGAAGCTGGTATAGATCCTATATTTAAAATAATATATAAATAATAATCTAAAAATATAAAAAATAAACTTATTAAAATATAAACAAAATGATCCAACCAAAATACGACGACGAAGTTTTTAAAAACAAAACTAGACCAAAAGGTCCAATCAAATTTAAAATTGATTTAAATGCTGAACAAAAAGAAGCTAAACAAATAATATTAGATAATCCAGTAACACTTATTAAAGGTATGGCAGGTAGTGGTAAAACATTATTAGCATGTCAAATTGCCCTAGATATGGTATTTAAGAAAGAATTAGATAAAATTATTATTACTCGTCCTACAGTATCTAAAGAAGAAATTGGTTTTTTACCTGGTGATTTAAAAGAAAAAATGGATCCTTGGTTAGCACCTATTTATTCTAATTTATATCTTTTATACGATAAAGAAAAAATTGATAAATTAGTAATAGATGGTCAAATAGAAATTGTGCCATTTGCATTTATGAGAGGTAGAACGTTTCCTAAATCATTTGTTATTGTAGATGAATGTCAAAACATAACACACTCACAAACCGAAATGATGTTAGGTCGTTTAGGTAAAGGTGGTAAAATTGTATTTTGTGGAGACATATCCCAAGTAGATTTAAAAAGTAAAAAAGATTCTGGTATAGGATTTTTTAACAATCTAGAATCAAGAATTAAAGGTGTAAGAATAATTGTATTAAAGAAAAATCACCGCCACGAAATAGTAGAAGAAATTCTTAAAATTTACGAGGAATTTAGAGATTAAATATTTAGAATAATAATGTATTAAAGCCATTCATTAGAGTGGCTTTTTCCTTTTTATTTTAATATTTATAACTAAAAAACAATGGCGAATTTTACTTTTAAAATAATTGAACAGTTAACTCTTAATGGAGATGATGTTGGATCATCTGTTACTCAAACAATTAACAATATTAATTACATTGATAATAGAATTTTAAGTATCCCTACAGGATCAGTAACAACTATATTTTCAATGGATAGTGTACCTGGAGCAGGTACTTTTGTATCAAGTAGTTTTCAATATGGTAGAATTACAAATAATTCAACAGTTGTACCTATTAAACTAATTGTATCTTCTTCAACAGAAGCTATGAGTTATTTAATAGCAACAGGAAGTTCATTTTTACTTTCTACAAGTAAAATAACAGGTAGTACTACAGGATTATTATTTAATGATATTAAATCAGTTAAAATAGAACCATCAGGTAGTGCGGCTTCTATAGAATATTACATTTTAACAAACTAATTAAATTATGGCAAACATTCCTATTTGGCCCGGTTCGAGTTCATTTACAACAGTATATAATACATTTTATTATACTGGATCATTACCTTCACCAACACCATTTGGGTTTTATGATAATGATGTTCAATTTCAAACAGATGCTAATAAAGTAGCTAATTTTTGTGCTTTACGTTTAGGATATCCTATTGAAAATATTGAATTACAAGATATTAATTTTTGGGCTGGATTTGAAGAAGCAACAACAGTTTATGGTAATGAATTATATGCATTTCAAACAAGAGATAATTACTTAAGTTTTGAAGGTGCATCAACTAATACAAATGTAAATACTTCATTAATAACTCCAACATTTGCAACAATTGTTAGATTATCTCAACAATATGGTGAAGAAGCAGGTGTTGGTGGTAATATAACTTATTATAAAGGACGCTTAGCTTTAACAGCTGGTCAACAAAGATATGATTTAAAACAATGGGCAATAGATGAAGGTATTATAGGTGGTATTGAAATAAAAAGAGTATTTTACCAACCACCTCCAGCAATTAATCAATTATATTCTCCAATGTTAGGTACAGGACCAGGTGGTTTAGGAGGTGTTCCAGCAGCAGGTGTTTATGGTTTAGGATATGGTTATACAAATTATATGATGATGCCAACTAGTTTTACTATGCAGAATATAAATGCTATTGAAATGCAAAATACAGTAACACTATCTAATTATACTTTTGAATTAGTAAATAATATTATAAGTGTATTCCCAGTTCCTGGAACAGGTTTAGTTGATGGATTTGATAGTGAACTTGATGGATTTTTAGGTCATTATTTAGTATTTGAATGTATTAAAATAGAAGACAGAATTAATGCTGCTTTTGCTAATGGAGACAATTTAATTACAAATACTTCAAATGTACCTTATGTTAATCCTGTATATACTCAAATAAATTCAATAGGTAGAAGTTGGATTTTTGAATATACTTTAGCATTAGCTAAAGAAATGTTAGGATATGTTAGAGGAAAATATTCTACTATTCCAATACCTGGGGGTGATGTAACTTTAAATCAACAAGACTTATTATCATCATCTCAAGCAGCTAAAGATGCTTTAATTTTAAGATTAAGAGAATATTTTGATCAAACCTCACGTCAAGCATTACTTGAAAGAAGAGCAGCAGAATCAGTAGCTCGTGTTGCTGAAATTAACAATGTACCAATGACAATTTTTATAGGATAATATGGCATTATATGGCGAAAGTCGCGACATTTCATTTTTTAGAAATATTAATCGTGAATTAATGGGGAATATTGTTTCTCAAGAGATAATATATTACAAATACAATATTACAACTACTAAAACAAACATGTATGGTGAATCAGTTGAAGGTAGAAACTTTGCTGATCCTGTTATATTATTTTCTCGTATAGAAGTAGGTCCTCAAGAAGCACCAGTAAGTGATTTAGGAGTTGATTTTACTTGGACTATGACATTTTACTTTTTACGTGATGATTTATTAAATAAATTTCCTGATTTTAACACAGGTAGTTTATATGGTGCTAATTTACATCCTGAAGTAGGAGATGTAATAGCATATCAAAATGGTTATTGGGAAGTAGATAATACAAATGCTACTCAATTTTTTATGGGTAAAGATCCACAATATCCTTATTATGACGGATACGGACAAAATCCATTAAACCCAGGATTAGAAAATTTTGGATACAATGTTGAAGTAAGATGTGATTGTCATTACGTTCCCTCAGATAGATTGAATATTATTAAATCAAGAATGTAATGGCTAAAACTAGAAAACCAATACCACCAACCCAAAGAGAACTTAGTGTTCAACAACATAAATCTTTTGATAAAGAAGTAGGAAATCCTAATTATGCTGTTGAAACTGGAAGAACTAATAGATCATTAAATGTATCATTTAAAGGTGATAATACAAAACCATTTTCAATAGGCATTAAAGATATTGATGAATCAATATTTTATTATTTTCAAAATGTAATTAAACCTACTGTAATACAAAATGGACAACGATTACCAGTTCCTGTAATATATGCTTCTCCTGAGAAAATGAAATCATATCAAAAGGATGGTTATTATAGAGATCAATTAGGTAAAATACAAGCACCTTTAATAGCTTTTAAACGCGAATCTATAGATAAAAATAGAACTATTGCTAATAAATTAGATGCTAATAATCCTAATAATTTTGGTGTATTTACTAAAAAATATAATCCAAAAAACGCATATGACAATTTTAATGTATTAAATAATAGGATTCCTGTTAAAACACATTACGCAGTAGTAATGCCTGACTATTTAACAGTAACATATTCATGTACTGTATTTACTTATTATGTAGAACAATTAAATAAAATTGTAGAAGCAATTGAATACGCTTCTGATGCTTATTGGGGTGATCCTCAATTATTTCAATTTAGAGCAATGATTGATTCTTTTAGTTTTCAAACTGAATTAAATGTAAATGATGAAAGAATGGTACGTAGTACATTTACTGTAAAATTAAATGGATACATCATTCCTGATGTATTACAAAGAGATTTAAATACTGTTATAAAATATAACGATAAAGCAAAAATCATATTCTCTGTAGAAGCAACTAACAATACAGGTATATTTGAAGGTGCTATTGAAGGTAATAGAATTATTACAACAGATCCTGTTCGTCTTAAAGATCGTGCTACATTTATTAATGGTCAAGAAGGTGGAGACGTAATTGGAGATATAAGTAGCACAGAAGCTAAAAACAGATCAACTACAATTGGGTAATTTTTAATATTTATATTAAATGGCAAAAATTAGATTTTTAGATCAGGTACCAATAGGTGTTTTTCAAACCCCCAATAATGGTGGTAGTGGTACTATTGATATATATCAAAATGGAACGCTAGTAAGTTCTAGTGTTCCTGTAATTAATTTTAGTGGATCTGTTCAATTATCCACTTTTATATCATCTAGTATTACTGGAATAACAGTTTATGTAACATCTTCTGGAGGATCAGGAACAGGTTTTCCATTTTCTGGTTCAGCCGTAATTACAGGTTCATTAATAATTTCTGGTTCAAATCCTTTTGTAGTAATTGGGTTAAGTCAATCTTCAAATCCAAATTCTTTTGTAACTTATAACTCGGGTTCAGGAACATTTACTTATACTCCTATAAGTTATATACAAGGTACTTCTGGTACTAGCGGTACTTCTGGAAATTCAGGTTCTTCAGGAACATCTGGTTCTTCAGGAACTAGCGGTAGTTCGGGTTCAAGTGGAACTTCCGGTTTATCAGGATCATCTGGAACATCTGGTTCAAGCGGTTCATCAGGAACAAGCGGCAACTCAGGTTCTTCAGGAACATCTGGTTCAAGTGGAACTAGCGGAAGCTCAGGAACATCAGGTTCAAGTGGTTCATCAGGAACTAACGGAAGTTCAGGTTCTTCAGGAACATCAGGTTCAAGTGGAACTAGCGGCAGCTCAGGAACTAGTGGAATAAATGGTAGCTCAGGTAGTTCAGGAACATCTGGTTCAAGTGGAACATCTGGTTCAAGCGGTTCATCAGGAACAAGTGGTAGCTCAGGTTCTTCAGGAACATCAGGTTCTTCAGGAACTAGCGGCAACTCAGGTTCATCAGGAACAAGCGGCAACTCTGGTTCTTCAGGAACAAGCGGCAACTCTGGTTCATCTGGAACATCTGGTTCAAGTGGAACTAGTGGTTCATCAGGTTCAAGTGGTTCAAATGGTTCATCAGGATCATCAGGTACTTCAGGTTCATCTGGAACTTCAGGTAGTAGTGGTATATCCGGTTCAAGTGGTTCATCAGGTACTTCTGGCAACTCAGGTAGCTCAGGTACTTCAGGTATAAGTGGTTCTTCAGGAACTAGTGGTTCATCAGGTACATCAGGTTCAAGCGGAACTTCAGGCTTAAGCGGAAGTTCAGGAACAAGCGGCAACTCAGGTTCATCAGGAACAAGCGGTTTAAATGGTTCATCAGGTACTTCAGGATCTAGTGGTATTTCTGGTTCTTCAGGAACCTCAGGTTCATCTGGTAGTTCGGGAACAAATGGTTCTTCAGGAACATCAGGTTTATCAGGTTCAAGTGGTACTAGTGGTTCATCAGGAACAAGCGGTTTAAATGGTTCATCAGGTACTTCAGGATCTAGTGGAATAAGTGGTTCATCTGGAACTTCAGGTAGCAGTGGTTCTTCAGGTAGCTCAGGTACTTCTGGTTCAAGCGGTTCATCAGGAATAAGCGGTAGCTCAGGTACATCTGGTTCATCAGGAACAAGCGGTTTAAATGGTTCATCAGGTACTTCAGGATCTTCAGGAACAAGCGGCAACTCTGGTTCATCTGGAACATCTGGTTCAAGTGGTACTAACGGTTCTTCAGGTTCTTCAGGTACATCAGGTAACAGTGGTTCTTCAGGAACTTCTGGATCTAGTGGAACAAGCGGTTCATCTGGAACTTCAGGTGATAGTGGATCTAGTGGTACTAGTGGTTTATCAGGTTCTTCAGGTACATCAGGTTCATCTGGTACTTCAGGTTCATCTGGATCTAGTGGAACAAGCGGTTCATCAGGAAATAGTGGTAGTAGTGGAACATCAGGAAATTCTGGTTCATCTGGAACTAGTGGAATTTCAGGTTCAAGCGGAACCTCAGGTTCTAGTGGAACAAGTGGAAGTTCAGGTTCATCAGGAATATCAGGTTCATCAGGCAGTTCTGGAACAAGCGGTTCATCAGGTAGTTCAGGAATTTCAGGTTCAAGCGGAACCTCAGGTTCATCAGGATCTAGTGGAACAAGTGGTTCATCAGGAACTAATGGTAGTAGTGGAACATCAGGTAGTTCTGGAACAAGCGGTTCATCAGGAACAAGCGGTTCTTCTGGTTCTTCAGGAACATCAGGATTAAGTGGTTCTAGTGGAACATCAGGTTCTTCAGGAACAAGCGGTTCAAGTGGTTCTTCTGGTACTAGTGGTTCATCAGGTACTTCAGGTTTAAATGGGTCTTCAGGTAGTTCAGGTACATCTGGTTCATCAGGATCTTCAGGATCAAGTGGTACCTCAGGTATAAGCGGTAGTTCAGGAACCTCAGGTTCATCAGGAACAAGCGGTTCAAGTGGTTCATCAGGAATAAGTGGTTCTTCAGGTACATCTGGTTCAAGTGGGTCTTCAGGTTCATCAGGAACAAGTGGTACAAATGGTAGTTCAGGAACTTCTGGCTCAAGTGGTACTAGCGGCTCATCAGGAACAAGCGGTTTAAATGGTTCATCAGGTACTTCAGGATCTTCAGGATCAAGTGGTACTTCAGGTATAAGTGGTTCATCAGGTACATCAGGTTCATCTGGTACTAGTGGTAGTTCAGGAACCTCAGGTTCATCAGGAACTTCAGGTTCAAGTGGTTCATCAGGAACAAGCGGCAGCTCAGGTTCTTCAGGAACTAGCGGCAGCTCAGGTTCTTCAGGTTCAAGTGGAACAAGCGGTTCTTCAGGTAGTTCAGGAACTTCAGGTTCATCCGGTTCTTCAGGTACAGGTGGTTCATCAGGAACATCAGGCTCATCAGGTTCATCTGGTACTTCGGGAACTAATGGTAGCTCAGGTTCAAGCGGAACATCAGGCTCATCAGGCTCATCAGGTACTTCAGGTTCAAGTGGTTCATCTGGAATAAGTGGTTCTTCAGGTACATCTGGTTCAAGTGGAACAAGCGGTAGTTCAGGTAGCTCAGGTACTTCTGGTTCATCTGGTACTTCGGGAACTAATGGTAGCTCAGGTTCATCAGGAACCTCAGGTTCATCAGGTTCTTCAGGAACAAGTGGCAGCTCAGGTTCAAGCGGAACATCTGGTTCAAGTGGTACTTCAGGTTCAAGCGGAACATCAGGTTCATCTGGTACTTCAGGAACTAACGGAAGTTCAGGTTCATCAGGAACAAGCGGTTCTTCAGGTACATCTGGTTCATCCGGTTCATCAGGTACAGGTGGTTCATCAGGTACATCTGGTTCAAGTGGAACTAGTGGTTCAAATGGAACAAGCGGCAGCTCAGGTTCTTCAGGAACATCAGGAGCAAATGGTAGTTCAGGTACATCAGGATTATCAGGTTCTATTGGCAATGATGGTTCAAATAGCGGTAGATGGTATTATAACAGCTTAGTACAAGCTTCCGACGATCCAGATCCAAATAATTTTATTACAGATACTGGTACACTTGCATCTATCCAATATATTTCTATATCAGTATTTGATAAAAACGGAACAGATTATACTAACTGGCTTGATAGTTTAGATGTTTTAGATAATACTAGTCATAATATATATTTACAGATATGTGAATTAGGTAATGACTCTGTACTTGGATTATATGAAGTCGTATCAGTTTCTCCCCTTGCTAGTTATTATGATATACAAGTAACTAATTTAGTTGGCAATGGGAGTTTAACAAATGATGTTGTTTACACTATTTCTTTTGTTTCTAATGGTAAAAATGGTCCATTATACAATCAATCGGTAGCTAATCAAGGGGGAGGTTTCGCAACTGATACTTATTTAACGGGTTCAAATATAACTATTGATAAATTACAAGTGGGTACAAGATATAAAGTTGTATTTGATGTTTCTAAAACGGCTGCTGGTGTTAGTACTCCGATTATTCAAGTAAGATTTGGAACAAATGGAAATATTTCTGACGCATCTCTTTTATCATTTACTTTTAATCCTCAAACGGCAGCGATAGATATTGGTAGATGGGAATTAAATGTTACATTCCGTACAATAGGAGGAGGTACAAGTGCGGTTATTCAAGGTGTAGCGGGTGTTTATCACTCACTATCAACAACGGGTTTACAAAATGTACCAACTAAAGTAGTTATTACGACATCGGGCGGATTTAACAGTAATCCACCTAACTCAATTATTGGTGTTAGTGTAAATGGTGGTACTTTAGCAGTTTGGACAGTTTCTTTAGTACAAGCACAATTAGAAAATTTAACATAATTTGATATATAGAAAAAATAAATTAATTTTGTATAATGAATAAACCATTATTTTCAAGATAGAGTAGGAAATCTACAGTAAAATTTGGATATTTAAGAAAAGGTTATTATATTCGGTCTAATCTATATGATAAATATAACTTACGATCGAAATCAAAATAAAACTAAAGTTGAAGTAAGTAAATTTAATGTTATTAAACAACATTTACCTTTAAAGGTACAATTTAAAAACATTATTACAGATGAAATTCATTATGAAGCTGAATTAAATGACTATTATTGGGTTGAGTGGTGTGGTTCTGAATTAATTACTGATGTTTTATTTTACTCATCAGATGGAACTTTATTATATGAATATAAATGGGATGTAACAATTCATGGTGATGAAATTGAAAAAATGTTATGGTTTTATTTAAAATCTAAAAAAATTCAAGGAATAAAATCTAATGGATTAGTAATTGGTTCACACGATGGGAGAAACGGACATTGGATTTACCCAGTAAAACACAAATTAACAGATGCTACTTTAGTAGATGGTAGTGATAAACAATATATTGAATTAAAACAAAATTATAAAGATAATCCTAACATAGAAACATTAAATACTATTGTAACTACAGATGGTTCTGATGTTGAATGGTACCAAGGAGGAGAAGGTTATACAGATACTATTGTCCCATCAGTTATTAATAGTTGGTTAAATACTTCAGAAATTGTAAAAAGTTATAGAAAAAGTATATCAATTAATGATTTAATGAAAGATAAAAACTATGATTGGTTACATTTAGATGTTGAAGGAATTGATGGTGATTTAGTTTTAGCACTAGAATATAAACCCAATGTTATTATTTATGAAAGTATGAATTTAGATCAAATTATGAAAGCTAAACTTAATTTATGGTTTATAAAAAATTTATACGAAACAATAGAATGTAACGGAAATACTATTGCTATAAAAAAGGAATTTAATTTAGATTCTTTAAACCCTAAAATATTATAAATAAAATAAATATGGCTCATAAAGAACAAGTAAATTACATAAATAGGGTTAAAGATAAATTTCCTATGTTTTTTCAAAACCAAAAAGTTTTAGGTATAGGTACCTTCAATGTTTGTGGTACTGAAAATGAATTTTTTAGTGATTGTAATTATCAAGGATTAGATTTAGGTCCAGGACCTGGAGTAGATATTGTATGTCCTGCTCAAGATTATGATGCACCTGATAATTCATATGATGTTATTATTTCATGTGAATGTTTTGAACATAATCCTTTTTATAAAGAAACAATCCAAAATACTTATAGAATATTAAAACCAGGAGGTATGTTCTTATTTACCTGTGCTACAACCGGTAGACCAATTCATGGGACAATTTCTTTAGAAGAAGAAAGTAAAAAGAAATGGACAAATTGGAAAACAATGCCTAATGTTGTAAAGGAAAATTGGGATAACAATTACTATAAAAATCTTACTGAAGAAGATATTAGAGAATGTATTGATATTGATAGTTCATTTAGTAAATATGAATTTGAAGTAGAAACAAACCATTGTGATTTATTTTTCTGGGGATTAAAAAAATAATATAATGAAAAAAATAGCTTTAATAAGTAGTTTTTGTGATAATAAAGAAAAAATAAATTTATTATATGATAATGTTTTTATTTTAAAAGAATTAGGAATTGATGTAATGATATTTACTCCTTTTATATTAACAGAGGAAATTAATAAAATAGCCGATTATATTTTAATATCAAAAGAAAACCCAATATTAGATTGGCCTGAAAAAGCTTTAACCCAATGGACTAGCATAAAAACAAATGATAACTATTTTAATATGTCGGTTACTACTATTGACTATGGGTTTGCTGCTTTAAATCAAATAAAAAGAATGGCAGACTTAGCTTTATCTATGGATTATGATTTATTTTTTCCTATGATTTATGATATTAATATAAACGAATATGTAGAATCAATATTTAAAAATAATAAAAAAAATAGTTTTTTTCCTTCTATAAGAGACAGCCATGTATGGTCAATAGGATTACATTTAATATCTTTAGATAGAGAACATTTAACTAGATTTAAAAATTTAATTACTAAAGAAAGTTATTTAAAAGATCTTGAAGGAGATGCTTTTACTTGGACATACAAAGCTATAGATTTTGTTCCTGGAGTTCTTGAAAAAGAACCGGTTGAAGATTTAATTTACTATTTTAAAGATATTAATTTTTTTAATTTTTCTATTATAGAAGAAATAAAATGTTTTATACATAAAGTAGAAAACCAAGATATAAAATTTATTTTTTATGATTTTAATGAAATAAAAACTTTTATAATAAAAACTGAAGATTTTACTCAAGAATATAATGTTAAGGAATGGGAAGAAATTAAACTTCCCTATAAAGAATATATTTCTTTTATCGTAATTTATGAAGAAAAAGAATATGATTTTACTAGTATAATAAATAAAATAAAACATAATATATTTACAAAAACAGTAATATGATTAAACCAAAGTTATATATTCATGGTTCTTATATAGGAAATACTGGTTATAATCAACATACTAGAGATTTTTTTAGAGAACTATCTAAACAATTACAATTAAAAGTTAGAAATTTTACTGTAGGTAAAACATGGGAAGGTCATAATGAAACTCCTCACAATAAAGAACTTTATATTAACGATGTTGATAAAAACATTTTATATGAACAAGTACTTTGGAATAGTAAGGGTGGAAGAGATAATTATAAAATTTATTCTAATTCATCTAAAGAATTTACACCTGATTTAAATATTGTATTGTGTGAAACTGATCATCACTTATTTTATGATTCTTATAAGGGTCCAAAAATAGCATATAATGTTTGGGAAACAACAAAACAACCAGAAGATTTTTTTAATAAGTTAAAAGAATTTGATGAGTTATGGGTTCCATCAAAATGGCAAAGAGATTGTACAATTGCTCAAGGTTATAATCCTGATAAAATTAAAATAGTTCCTGAAGGTGTTGATATTAATACATTTTATCCTAAAGAAGAAACCCATGAATTAACATCTGATGGACGTTTTAAATTCTTTTTAGCAGGTAGATGGGATTATAGAAAATCAACTAAAGAAATTATTGAAACATTCCTTAAAACATTTGATAAAGATGAACCTGTTGATTTAATTGTTTCTATTGACAATCCATTTTCAGGAGATGATTTAGAAACAACAGAAAATAGATTAAAACATTATGGATTAGAAGATGAGCGAATTAAAATAGTTCACTTTCCTAATAGAGAGGATTATATTAAATTACTAAGATCTAGTAATATATTCTTATCTTGTGCTAGATCAGAAGGCTGGAATTTACCTTTAATTGAGGCAATGGCTTGTGGAACACCATCAATCTACTCAAATTGTTCAGGTCAATTAGAATTTGCTAAGGGTAGAGGTATTCCTGTAAATATTATTGGAGAAAAATCAGCAAGTGATTCTTCATATAACCATTTTAATGGATATGATGGAAATTATTATGAACCCGATTTTAATCATTTATCAGAAAAAATGAAATTTGTTTATGAATTCTATGAACAAGTTAAATCCAAATCATTAGAAGAATCAAAAGAAATTCGTAATAATTTTAGTTGGGAAAAAATAGGTGAAATTGGATATAAAACAATAATAGATTTTTATAAAAAAATAAATTCTAGTAAATATAATAAACAACTTCCTGAAAATAAAATTAAAATAAGTTATTTAGAAGGACCTAAAGTAGAAATTATTGGAGAAAAAAATCAAAAATATTTTATAGAATTTTTAGATGAAAATAATAAAATAATCCATAGCGATACTATTAATAATAACATGTGGACTTTATGTTCTAGAAAGTATTATACTAAATGGAAAATTAGAGTTGATGGTAAAATTATTGATGAGTTTGATTTAACAAATAAAAGAGTTTTAATTTCAATGGAATCTAAATCAATTGGTGATACAATTGCATGGGCACCTTATATTGTTGAATTTTTAAAAAAACATAATTGTAAAGTTATATTTAGTACTTTTTATAATTCTTGGTTTGAGGGCCATGAAAATTATAAAGATATTGAATTTATCAAACCAGGTGACTTAACAAATTGTGATGTTATTTATAGAATTGGTTGGATGCGTTCAGATAATAATCAATGGGATAAGTTTGATTGTTACCCAAATTATCCTAACACTCAAGAATTACAAAAAACAGCATCCGATATTTTAGGTTTAGAATTTAAAGAATTAAATTTAGGAATAAATTTTACACCTAAAAATAAACCTTATATGGGTAAATATATTATATTAGCACCTGAGTCAACAGCTGGTTGTAAAGAATGGACTTATGATAATTGGGTGTTATTATCAAACTTACTAAAAGAAAATGGATATACACCAATACTTTTAACAAGTAAAAAATATAACATCAAAAATGTTACAAATGCATATGGTAGGAGTTTAGAGGAAGCGATGAATATTTTATACCACGCAGAATTTATGATTGGATTAAGTTCAGGTTTATCTTGGATAAATTGGGCTTTAGGAAAACACACAGTTATGATAAGTGGTTTTACACCAAAACACCATGAATTCACAACAAATATAACAAGAATACAAAATGAACATTCTTGTAACTCTTGTTGGTCTAATATTAATTTTAAATTTGACCCAGGAAATTGGAATTGGTGTCCAATTTGGGAGGGTACTGACAAACAACACATTTGTCAAAAATCAATTTCACCATTAACAGTATTTAATTTATTACCAATATAAAAAATTTAGAAATCTTTAATTGGGGTTGAATAGAAAAATCATCCGATTAGTATTAATACCTAAAACATAAAGATACTAATAAATAATTTAAATACTATACTTTAATAACACCAGAATATATATTTAATAAAAAAAATAGATAAGAAACTAAATCTTTAAATATTTATTAATAAATGGCATAAATTAGTAGTAGAATATATAAAATAAATGCCACCTTTTAATACAATACCTGGATTAGTCCCTTTAAATATATATAGTGGAAGTACATTACTTACCACTAATGTTAACCTTATCAATTTTACAGGATCAGGAGTAACAACTACTGTAGGTAATTTTAATAATTTAACTATTACTATGGGTGAAGGAACAACAGTTAATACTGGTTCATTATTAAAAACATCATCATTTTCTAATCCTGATTTAACATTTACAAAAGGAGATGGAAGTACATTTAATGTAAATTTATCTACTCTAGTACCTACAAGTGCTTTCCCATTTACAGGTTCAGCTTTAATAACAGGAAGTCTAACAGTAACAGGATCATTAACAACAAATGATAGTTTTTTATATACTAGTTCAGTATTCCAAACAACTCTAAATACTACAGGATTTAAATTAACAAACATAGCAAGTGGTTCTCAAAGTGCATCAATCCAAATATCAGGTAATGGTACTGTAGGTGGTGCTGCATATATAGATTTTTTAAAAGTAACTAATACAGCGTCAGGTTCTATAGATCCAAATAAATCATTTAGAATAAATAACACAGGTGCTTGGGAAGTAATAAATAGTGCTTATGATACTATTATCTTTTCTCTTACAAATGCTGGTGTATTAAACACTCCAGGTGGTGGTGTCTCAGATAGAAGAACTAAAGATAATATTAATTATATTATTGAAGATACTACTTATATCATAAATCAATTACAACCAGCAGAGTTTGAATTTAAAAATAATTTAGGAATAAAACGTCGTGGTTTTATAGCTCAAGATGTTTTAGAAATAAAATCTGATTTAGTATTAGGTGATGGTAGTAAGGAAAATGGTACTTATGGTTTAGATTATGATGGTATATTAGCTTTAACTGTAAAAGCATTACAAGAAGCAAATACTAGAATAGATAAATTAGAAAAAACAATAGAAGAGTTAAAGAATAAATAAACTTATATATTTATAGATATATGGCAAACGTCCTATCAAAATCAAACATTGCAAATAGTAATACTATTGAAGCATGGCAAGTATCACAATCAGTAGATGCTTTTACAGGTATAGCAGCTTATGATATTACAATATCTGGTTCATTAATAATAACAGGTTCACAAAAAATATCAGGTTCTATATCATCATCTAATGGTGCTAATACTATAGGTTTTCATGGTACTTCATCTTGGGCAGTATCTGCTTCTTCTACTGTAAGTGCTTCTTATGCTTTAAGTGCATCATATGCTTTAAGCAGTTCATATGTTTTAAGTAGTTCATATGCTTTAAGCAGTTCATATGCTTTAAGCTCATCAACATCAATTAGTTCGTCATATGCTCTTTCTGCTTCTTATGCTTTAAGCAGTTCATATGCTCTTAATTCAATAACAGCTTCTTATATTAATCCTGCTTCTGTAATTCCTTTAAAATTCGCCCCTAGTTATTTACTAGTTAGTAGTGCAACATACCCACCTTCAACCCCTTATAGTATAATAGGAGCCTCACCAACAAATCTTTACATATCTGCTTCTTCTGTTGTAGGTTTACAATTTACCTCAACTAACGTAACAGATGGACAAATAATTAATTTTAATCCTTTTTGGGAATTTCCCGATATAACTACAGCTTTAATAGCAATAACAGCATCAGTAAATGTTTATGGTATAAATGGAGGAACTAGTTTAGTATCTCCTGGTATTCCTAAAACTTTAGATCAAATAGGAGTAGCATCTACTATTAAAAGTTTTACTTTCCAATATATAAACACCCCAGGAATAACTTTCCCAGCAGCAGGTTGGTATTTAATTAATATAAACCAAAACTAATAATATTTACAAACAACAAACAATATAACATGGAAAAAATAGTTTTAACAACAGACGAGTTACAATCACTTAAGAATTTTCAATCAACAAGAAGCCAAATTATCAATGATTTTGGTATTATTGAGTTTCAAATCCAAGAATTAAAAACACAAAAAGAAATGCTTGTAGGAGCATTAGCTAACTTAAAAGTAGAAGAAAATAAAGTTAGTCAAGAACTACAAGAAAAATATGGAGAAGGAAATATTGATTTAACTAGTGGAGAATTTGTTAGTATAAGTTAATTTTCAAACCTTTCTGTCATATTTATTACAGAATAAAACAAACTAATAAATAAACAACATGGCAGAAACATTAATATCTCCTGGTGTATTAGCGATAGAAAACGATCTATCGTTTATTACCCAGCAACCGGTAACCGTAGGCGCAGCTATCATCGGTCCAACAGTTAAAGGTCCTGTAGAAGTTCCTACAATTGTTACTTCTTATAGTGATTATCAAAATAAATTTGGTACTACTTTTTTAAGTGGTAGTCAGGTCTATTCTTACTTTACTTCAATTGCAGCTTATAACTACTTTAACAATGGTGGTCAAACACTATTAGTTTCTCGTGTAGTAAGTGGTACTTTTAGTGAAGCAACTACTGTAACAGGAGTTAATGGTACTAATGGTATTATAAATTCAACTAGTTTAACAACAGCCTCATTAACTATTAGTAGTGCAAGTTTAGCCCCATTTATTACTCCAACAGGTTCATTTATAGTAAACGGTATTACAATTAATATAACAGGAAGTACAGTTCCAACAAACACAGCAACTACTATTTTCTTAGCTTCTGGTTCAACACCAGCAAATACAGTTACTGCTATTGTAACAGCATTTAATGTTAGTAAATCAATTGCTCCTTATAGTACTACATTACAATATATTACTGCAAGTGCATCAGGTTCAACAGGATTAATTTTTAATTCTACAACAGGTGTTTCCGGTAAAACTGCTAATTTATATTATGCAACTTCAGGTAGTACTACATCTTTCTTTACTGGTGGTACTGATACTCCTGCTTTAATATTATCTACACTTTCAGAAGGTGCTATTATGAATAGTACAGGTAGCGAAGATGCTAGTGGTTCATTAGATAGTGGATCAGCAGATAACATCAGATGGTCAGTATCTAATAGTGATACTACTGCAGGTACTTTCTCATTAGTAATTAGACAAGGTGATGATAACACAAATAATCAAAGTGTATTAGAAGTTTGGACTAATTTATCAATGGATCCTACAGCTCCTAACTTTGTAACTAAAGTAATAGGCGATTCTCAATCAAATTATAATGCTTCAACTAACCAAATTGAAGTATCAGGTTCAACTCCTAACTTCTCAAGATACGTAAGAGTAAAATCAATATTAACCCCAACACCATTCTATTTTGATAACACAGGTATTGCAAAATCACAATTTACAGCTTCTATCCCAACAAACGGAAGTGGTTCATTTGCTAATGCAGTGGGTGATTTATTTGGTGCTGGTGCTGCTTATTATGATACAATTATAAATGGTAATAACTCACAAGGTATTCCAAGTGCTAGTTATGATAATATGATCGATTTATTATCTAATCAAGATGATTATAGATTTAATGTAATAACAGCTCCTGGTTTATTTAACTCATTACAAGCTTCTCAAACTACAACTATTATCAATAATACTCAAAACAGAGGTGATAATATTTTTATATTAGATTTAGTTCCTTATAATGTAAATGCTATTGCCTCAGTAACAGCACAATCAAATTCAAGAAATACTTCATATGCTGCTTCATACTGGCCTTGGGTTCAAACAATTGACCCAGATTCTGCTCAACGTGTTTGGGTTCCAGCTTCAACAATGGTAGCAGGTGTATATGCATACAACGATAACGTAAGTGAGCCTTGGTTTGCACCAGCAGGTATTAATAGAGGTGGTTTATCTACAGTTATTAGAGCTGCTCAAAAATTATCACAAACTCAAAGAGATACTTTATATAATAATAAAATTAATCCAATTGCAACCTTTCCAGGAACTGGAGTTGTAGTATACGGACAAAAAACATTACAAACTAAAGCATCTGCATTAGATAGAGTAAACGTAAGAAGATTATTAATTTCATTAAAATCATATATTTCTCAAGTTGCAAACAACTTAGTATTTGAACAAAATACAATTGCTACAAGAAACCAATTCTTATCTCAAACAAATCCATATTTAACATCAGTTCAACAAAGACAAGGTTTATATGCTTTTAGAGTAATTATGGATGATAGTAATAACACACCAGACGTAATTGATAGAAACCAATTAGTAGGTCAAATTTATTTACAACCAACTAAAACAGCTGAATTCATTTACTTAAACTTCAACATTTTACCTACAGGAGTAAGTTTCGGTTAATTCTTTAAAAACACAATATTTATAACAAAACAATAAATAACTAAACAAAATGGCAGTATTAGATCCAAACGAAATATTTTTCACAGCCTTCGAGCCTAAACAACAGAATAGATTTATTATGTATGTTGACGGTATACCTTCGTATATAATTAAGGGAGTAAACGCTGTGACACTAACCCAAGAAGCAATTGCTCTTAACCATATAAACGTACAACGTTTCGTTAAAGGTAAATCTAAATGGGGTCCTATTCAATTAACATTATTTGATCCGATCACTCCATCAGGAGCTCAGGCAGTAATGGAATGGGTACGTTTACATCACGAATCAGTAACAGGTAGAGATGGTTATTCTGACTTCTATAAGAAAGATTTAACAATTGATATTTTAGGTCCAGTAGGTGATATTGTTTCAGAATGGATTATTAAAGGAGCTTTAATTACAGAAGCTAATTTTGGTGATTACAGCTGGGATAATGAATCTGCAGCCCAAAATATTCAATTAACTGTACAACCAGATTATTGTATCTTAAATTTCTAATTAAGAAAAATAAATTTAAAGATAGCTCGCAATTTTTGCGAGCTTCTTTTTTTCTTATATATTTATATAGGACAAAAAGTTATAACAAATAAAAATTATGGAAGAAAATAAATTTAGTTTCCCAACAGAAGTTGTGGATTTACCTTCAAAAGGTTTAGTTTACCCCGAAACATCCCCTTTAGCATCTGGAAAAGTTGAAATGAAATATATGACAGCTAGAGAAGAAGATATTTTATCAAATCAAGCTTATATTCAAAAAGGTACAGTACTTGATAAGTTATTAGAATCCCTTATAGTAACTAAAGGCGTAAATGTTAAAGATTTAATTGTAGGTGATAAAAATGCATTATTTGTTGCTGCTCGTGTTTTAGGATATGGTAAAGATTATTCTTTTAATTATGCTGGAGAAGAAATAACAATTGATTTATCAAAAGTAGAAAATAAACTATTTAATGAAACTCAAATTACTAAAGGTATAAATGAATTTTTATATACTTTACCAAATTCTAATAATAAAATTACCTTTAAAATATTAACTGGAAATGATGAAACGAATATTGATAAAGAAATTGAAGGATTAAAGAAAATCAATAAAGATTTCTCACCAGAATTATCTACTCGTTTAAAATACATGATAACTTCAGTTGAAGGTAATAGAGATAATAAATCTATAAGAGAATTTGTTGATAATTATTTATTAGCTAAAGATTCACGTGCTTTAAGAGAACACATAAAAAAAACACAACCTGATGTTGATTTAACTTTTACAACTGATAGCGGAGTGGAGGTTGCTATCCCAATAGGGATTAACTTTTTTTGGCCTGACGCTGGATAATGCTTCTTTAGTTCGTATGAGTTTGTTTAAACAAATTCACGAAATAGTATTTCATGGAAATGGTGGTTTTGATTGGAATACAGTTTATAATATGCCTATATGGCTTCGTAAATTTACATTTTCTCAAATCCAAAAACATTATGATAATGAAAAAGAAGTAAATGAAAAAGCACAAAATAATGGTAAAACAACATTAATGGATTCATCAGGTAATGTTAATAAATCTGAATTTAACAAAACCGCTAAACCTATTACACCACCAACTTATGTTACAAAGGCATCTAAAAAGTGATGCCTTTAAATATTTATAATAAATAATAATTAGATGGTTGATGATATTAAAAAAATAAATGATGAGATAAATAATCTTAGAGCTGAGCTTAAAAGAAATCCATTAAAACCTTTTAATGAAAAGGATCTAGAACAAGCAAAAGCACTACTATCAGGTTTAAGTGCTGAAGTTCGTGAAATGTCATCTGATTTAGATTATGTAGCTAAATCATTTAAAGATAGTGTTAATGAATTATCTAATCAAAAATCTTATCTTTTAGATGCTAAAAAATCTCTTAATGGAATTGCAAATATAGCTCAAAAAATTACAGAATATAGAAGAGGAGAAACATCATTAAATGAAAAACAACTTAAAGATCTACAAAAACAAGCTAAATTTAAATTTGAAGAATTAGAAAAAATTAAACAAGTAGGTAATTTAAGTAGTGAAAACCAAAGAGAAATTATAAAAACATTAGATGAACAAGATATTTTTAACAAATCTGTTGAAAGAACAGTTGAAATTCAAAAACAAGTTAATAAAGGAATAGGTTTATTAGGAACAGGTATTGGTGGAGTAGCAAAAGCTTTATCAAAAATGGGTTTTGGTGATTTATCTCAACCACTTGATGATGCAATAGAGAAAACTAAAAATGCTCAAATACAAATCGCCTTAAATAAAGATGAAATTGAAAAAATAAATGAATTACAAAGAATCCAAAACAAAAATTATGATAATCTAACAGATGAAGAAGTAGAAAGATTTTCTCGTTTAGTTGACATTTATGGAATAGATAAAAAGGCTCATAAAGAAAAGATTAAAGATTTTGAATCCCAAAATCAAGAATTATCTACTCAAACTTCTAAATATAAAAATATAGGAAATGCATTAAAAGATCAATTAACAAAAACAAATCTAATAGATTTTGCTATAGGTCAAATGGTTAGTGCTCTTTCAAAAGCAGATAATGAAACAGGACAATTAGCAAAATCTTTTGGTACTTCATATAATGAAGCATCAAATATAAGAAATGAACTTAATACTATTGCTAATTTAAGTGGAGATGTTAATATTACAACTTCTGCTTTACAAAAATCATTAATAGCTGTTAATAAAGAATTTGGAACAGCAACCGTGTTTAGTGGTGAATTATTAAAAGATTTTACTCAATTAACAGAAGTTGCAGGATACACAAATGAAGCAGCTGCTCGTTTATCTAAAATATCAGTAGCTACTGGAACAGATTTATCAAAAAATACAGCTAAAATTTTAGGTCAAGCACAAGCGTTTAATGCAACTAATAAATTAGCTTTAAATGAAAAAGAAATTGTTGAAGAAGTAGCAAAAGCATCTAAAGCAACAACATTATCTTTAGGAATGCAACCTGGTGCATTAACTAAAGCAGTTGCTCAGGCCAAAGCCTTAGGATCTAGTTTAGAAAAAGTAGAATCAATATCTCAATCATTACTTAACTTTGAATCATCTATATCTTCAGAATTAGAAGCAGAATTATTAACGGGAAAAAATATGAATTTAGAGCGTGCTCGTATGTATGCTTTAAATAATGATATAGAAGGAGTAGCAAGAGAAATAGCAGGACAAATAGGTTCAGCAGCTGATTTTACTAAAATGAATGTTATTCAACAGGAAGCTTTAGCTAAAGCTGTTGGTATGACTAGAGAAGATTTAGCATCTTCATTAATTGAAAGGCAAGCATTAGCGGCAATAGGAGAAGGTGATAAAACAGCAGTAGAAGCTTATAATAGATTAAAAAAAGAAGGATTAACGGATGATCAAATTGCTGCTAAATTAGGTGATAAAAAACTAGCAAAACAATTAAAATCTCAATCAGTTCAAGCAAGATTTAATGCATCTATTGAAAAATTAAAAGAAACATTTATTAGTATAGCAGGACCTGTATTACAAATTGTATCTCCTATAGTAGATATGCTAGCCCCAGTACTGTCAGTTATTAGTGGTATAGTAGGAACTATTGCTAGTACTTTTGGAAAAATATTAGGTCCTCTTGCTGCAGGTTATGCTATATTAAAAAGCACACAGATTGTTTTAACAGCAATATCTGCTTTACAAGCATTTATAACAACATCAAAAGCATCTGAACTTGGATTAGGAGGTAGTATTTTAGCTACTTTAGGCTTTCAAAATGCTGCTGAAATGTATAAATTAACATTAATGGATGGTGGTAATAAAAAACAAGCAATTTCAGCCTTTTTATCTAAAACTATATTAGGTAGTATAATAGCTCAAAGTGGTGCTATATTAAAAAATATAGGAAAATCTACTATAGAATTAGGTGTAAAATTGGGAATATTATCAGCTACTTTAGCTACAAATGCTGCTTTAACTTTTGGAGTAGGAGTAGCTGTAGCAATAGCAGCAGCATTAGCTGGGTACGCAGTTATAAAAGCTATAACAGCAAATGATATGGTATCATCACCAGGGTATGGTAAACGTACATTATTTGGACCTGAAGGAGCAATTCAACTAAATAATAAAGATACAGTAATTGCTGGTACTGATTTAGAAGGAAATAATAAAATTAATACAAATAAAATTAATAGATCATCTACATCATTATCAAATGCTAAAATAGAAGCATTATTATCTCAAATGATTCAAAAACAAGACAAACCAGTTCAAGTACAAACATCAGTTCAAGTCGATGGAAAAGAAATAGCACAAGCTGTTGGTAATAATTCAACTAAATTAGGTAATTCTATGAGTACAAACACTTATAAAATTCAATAAGATATAATATTTATAATCAAAAACAAATATCATGGGACTATTAAACTTATTAACACAAACAGGAACACCATTCAGTACAGGTAATGGTGCTACTCCTTCAACTAATCCAGGAGCAACTAAACAATCATTATTACATGCTGATGGTAATCAAGCATCATATTCATTAAATGGAGCTAATGCTCCTGCTGTTAATAAAGCATATGTTGAATATAATGATGGATATAATAACGCATTACCTCAACCATCACAATTAGATTTAAATGGCCAAAAACCAACATTACCAGGTAAATTACCTTACTTAGATAATCTACCAAAATAATAAATGGGGTTAATAAACCTACTTACAGATCCGAAAAACTTTAAGTTTTATAATGGCGGACAAGGTTATACCGGCGATGGGTCAAAACCTAGTTTACTTAATATTCCTTATGGTAAGGATAGAATTGATGGTGGAAGTAGTGGTCAACCATATATTACATCTCCTATTCTTTACAATCAAAATAGTGTAACACTATTAAAAAATGATTTTTTATTAAGAGGAGGAACAACATATCCTGAAAACGCAGCACAAGATGTTGTTCGTTTAAGTAAAATGTTTGGTGATACTAAATCACCTAATGGTTTGTTGTTTATAGCTAAACAACAATTATTATCCCGTACAGCAGTTCGCACTCAAACAAGTGGTATTTTAAATGAAGGAATTTATTCTCCATTAAATACATTAGCTGAGGCTGGTGTTGTAGGTTTAGGAATTCATTTAAATAAACAAGGTTTAAATCCATTTGCTACAACAGGTGCATATTCTAATAATCCTAATTTATATGGTGTTAGAGTAACACCAGAACAAAGTATATTAAATAATAGATTATACGGTTTATATAATGAAAAAATATTAAATAATAAATTTTCAACACCTGGACTTAAAGGATTTACAACAAATCCAATTAGTCTAAATCCATTATTAATTTCATATTCAGGAGGACCAGGATCTACTTTAGGTGTAGGAAAAACAAATATTAGATTTGCAGATCAAAGAACAGGTAAAAATAATCCTTTATATAATTCATTATATTTTACAGGAATTAATCCTACAGGTTCATTAATAAATGATACTCCTGTTTTTTTACATGATAGAAGAGATATTTCTAATTATATAGAATCTAAAAAATTTACAGGACTTTTATCATTTAAAATTCCAAGTAATGTAAAAAGCAAAGAAATAGGTAAAAATAATCCATTAGCTAAAACTAATCCAACATATTTTTATACTGGAAGTATAAAATCAGTTTTTATAGATAAAGAGGCAGAATTAGAGGAACAACAGGGTGGATTGCTTATTAATACTACTCAAAGTTGGACAAATACTGGCAATTATAAAGTTTATGATCGTTTAACTTCAAAATATGTTAACTATAATTCAGTTTTACCTAATTTTAATGTAAATTCATTACAATCATCAGGATTAAGTTTAATACCTAAATCTCCTAATGGTTTTACAGGATCAATTTCAGTAAATAGTGATAATAAACAAGTAGGAGGCTTATTAATAGATACATACCAACCATGGACAACTACAGAAGTAATAACTCCTGATTTTGATGTAAATGTTGAGCAAAAATATGGAACTATTTTACAAATAACTGGTGAAAAATCATGGACTCCACAATATGATATTACAACTAAAAATACTTCTAGTTTAACAAATAGAGTTAGTAACACATATCAAACACTAGCTTCTGGGTCTAAAATTAACAATAGTGGAAGTTATAATTATAATGTATATGATTCTGGTTCTTTAAAAAATAATCAATTAATTAATGCTCAAGGAACTTATACTTATACTCAAACAGATTTAATAAATACACCTATTACTCCTGGTAAATTATCTTTTTCACCAAAAATTCAAGATTTTAGAGCTATTTTAAGAGGTAAAACAAATCAATCAACTTTAGGAACTATAGAAAATGCAACTGCTTCAGGTCAATTAACTGCAGCTCCTGACTATACTAATTTTAATATAGAAACAAGAGTTAATATAGGAAATGAAGATGGTAGTGGCCCAGGAGCAAGATCAGGTAAAAATTATGCTAACTACACTTCAGGATCAACATATTTAATTAGTAATAAAAGTGTAGGCCCTTTAGATATGATTAATGCTTTATCTATTTATACAGGTAGCTCAGTACCTTCAACAACAGAACAACCAATAAATGATTTATGTAAATTTAGAATAGCAATTATAGATAATGATACTCCTACTACTAAAACTTTCGTACATTTTAGAGCATTTTTAGATTCAATATCAGATGCATATACTGCTGAATGGAATCCTGTAAAATATTTAGGAAGAGGTGAAAATTTTTATACTTATAATGGTTATACTAGACAAATGTCATTAAGTTGGACAGTAGCAGCTCAATCAAAACAAGAGTTAATACCAATGTATAAAAAATTAAACTATCTTGCTTCTAGTTTAACTCCTGATTACAGTACAACTGGTTATATGAGAGGTAATTTGGTTCAATTAACCATAGGAGGATATGTTTATGAACAACCTGGTATAATAACTGGTTTAACATATACAATGGAAGAAACTTCTCCATGGGAAATAGGAATAAATGCTCATGGAGGTTTTGATTCTAGTGTTAAAGAATTACCACATATTATTAGAGTAACAGGATTTAATTTTATACCAATCCAGAAATTTAGACCTGAAATACAAAAAGGTGAAAATGATTATAAACACTATATTTCACTTGCTGATGGTGATAATGTACTAGATAACAGTTATAAATCCTTACCACCAAAAGTTTCAACTACTATTGTACAAACTCCAATAATCTAAACAAGTAATAAATAACAATGAATAGATATCAAAACATATTAAAAACAAAAATAGATGGAAATTTAGTTTATGTAACTTCTCGTTATCCTGAGGTTCCTCTATCTTCTAATGATATTTATGTATATACAACACAAGGAGATAGATTTGATACTTTAGCTCAACAGTTTTACAAAAATAGTTCATTATGGTGGGTTATTTCAATAGCAAATACAGCAGTAGCAGGAACTGACTTACCATCAGATTTACCTCAAAATACATTAGTAGTACCTGAAGGAATACAAATAAGAATACCAGCAAATTATCAAAATGTAATAAATAGTTTTAATATAATAAATAGTTAATATGAATATAGTAGGTGAAGATTTTAATCAAGAAATAGCAAAACAAGTAATTCAAAGACAAAAAATTTATGGTTCTATAAATAGAAGTAATGAAGAATTAACTTATTTAAATGCTAGAACTGGTTGGTGTAAATTAATGTCTGGAGTATCTGTTAATCCCGCAGAATTAAATACTTTTGCTAATATTAGAAATTTAAATATACCTTCAGGAAACTTCTTAGCTCAAAACCATGTTTTATGGAATGGTGTAACATCTTTTAATACTGAAAATAATAATCATTTTGGAATAATCAAGGTATAGCTACAGATAAAAGTGTATTTAATGATGGAGCATATGGTTTTGGAGGATTAGAATTAGGTATAAGACCAATGCCGGGTATAATTTCAGCAGAAATAAAAACCGAAACAAGAGGTTCAATTAAAAAAGCTACTGTAAAAATCCAAGCAAATAATAGAACTCAATTTGATATAATTGATTTATTATATATGCGTTTAGGATATAGTGTTTTATTAGAATGGGGTCAAAGTTCTTATTTTAATAATGATGGAACTTATATAAAAAAAAATCCTTATAGTTTAGCAATACCTTGGTTTACAGAAAAATATGCTACTGTTGGTGGAGGAACTGCTCCTTTAACATATAATTCTATATTAAAAGTTATAAATAGTTATAGATTATTATCTTGTGGTAATTATGATGCTATTTTTGCTAAAGTAGTTAATTTTAGTTGGAATTTTACTAATGAGGGAAAATATGATATTACAATAAATTTAATAAGTTTAGGTGATGTAATTGAATCTTTAAAAGCAAATACTTTATTAGGAAAAACAGCAGCAGAAATACAAGCAGAGGAGGCAGCAATAGAAGAAATAAATGCAAATGCCGCTGCCTCCTCGTTTATTTTTACATAGAAATAACACAAAACGAAAATTTATATTAACATGGCAGAAAAAGATCCTATAGTATCGTTTAAAAACGCTCATGAAATTGGAAGACATTTTTATGATATACAACAACAATTTGAAAACATACCAGAAACTGGTTATGGTATATATCTTATTAGAAAAGATTATTTAATAGGCACACCCCAAGCATTTACAGCAGCCAATTACTATGCTCAAGATTTTAGTGATGGTATAAAAAAACAATACTATATAAGATTTGGTCGTTTTTTAGATTTTTTAGTAGAAAAAATCATCCCTAATATAAATTATGATAAAGATATTAAATTAATAAAAATAGATACTAATATTAAATCTAATATAATACATGTATTACCAAGAATAGTTAGTGCTGATCCTAAAGTTTGTACTATACGTACTAAATTTAATTTTAATGAGGTAATTTATTATTATGGATATAATACTCAAGAATTTATAATTCCTTTTAATGATTCGGCTATTAAAGGAACATATGGTTATGTGATGAACATTTATTTTAATTTTGATTTTATTCTTAATAAAATAGATGAATTAAAAGACGATAAAGGTAAAATATCATTATATAGTTTATTAGATGCTTTATGTAAAGGATTTAATGAAGCAACAGGTCATTACAATAAATTAGAGCCAATAATTGATGCTGAAGAAAATATTATTAAAATATTAGATGATGTAGCTTTACCCGATAGAAAAGCTATATTAAAATCCTCATTATTATCTGGATCTTTTGGAGATGAATTAACAGAAAATGTAATTTTTGATACATACGGATATTACACAGGAACATCAGGTAGTATATATGGTATAGGAGTACCTCATGCTGGTTTTATTAAAAATTTAAGTTTTAATACAACTGTTTCTCCTGAATTAGCTACAATGATTACTGTAGGTTCTACAAATAAAGGATATGTAAAAGGACAAGATGCGACTGCTTTATCTAGAATGAATAATGGATTAGAAGATAGATTTAAAAAAGAAATTACTAATACTAATCAAGTAGAAGATGAACTACCTCATTAGAGGTTGAATATAGAGAATCAATTGAAGCATTTAATCTATATATACAAAATTTAGGAGTAAGTGAAACGGGTGGAGAACCTACATATACTGAACAATCAGTTAATGATTATAAAAATACTCAAACTCAATTTATAGAATATCAACAAGCACAAGCAATACTAGAAGAAAAAAGACAACACCCCGAAAGTACAGCTGCTTCTCCTAATGCAGGATTTTTACCATTTGATTTATCACTAACAATGGATGGATTATCAGGAATGAAAGTATATCAAAATTTTCTAATAGATACATCTTTTTTACCTACTAATTATCCTGGTACTTTAGAATTTTTAATTAAAGGTATAACTCATAAAATTGAAGGTAATCAATGGACAACTAATATTGAATCAATGGCTATTCCTAAAAATCCATTTGCAGTAACAGGATCCGATAACCCAGTAGATGAAGCTTCACGTAATAGTAATAGAGGAGAAGCAAACTTCAGTGCAGTACGTGGTGGTTCTTTTAAAACAATAGATGGTGTAAAATATAAAAACGGAGAAATACCTGAAAATAAATTAAGAGCTATAAATAATATGGCTAAATATATAGGATCTATTTCAAGTGATAAAATTAATGCTAATGATCGTAGTGGTAGAATTAGATTATATGAAAAAGCCTCTATATCATTAGACAAACTTATAGTAGCAGCTGAAGCAGCAGGAATAACTGTAAAAATAAACTCAGGTTACAGAACATATGATGATCAAGTAAGAGTTAGAAAACAATACCCAAATGACTCAGCTAAACCAGGTACATCAAATCACGGTTTTGGTTTAGCAGTTGATTTTGCAACACCTGGATTAAAAAGAGTAAAACCAGGAGATAAATTATATGACTGGTTAATAGTAAATGGTCCTAAATATGGATTTCAAAGAATACAAAAAGAAACATGGCATTGGGAATATCAAGCTTAAATAGTTATAATAAAATATGCCTTATTATCCTTTATCACAAATAAAAACTAATTTATATACTAATGGTAACGGATTTGTTACTAATGTAAATAATCCTGATACTATATATAAAGGATATTACTGGAAAACATCTAGTGGAAAGTATTTTACTGGTAAAACACCTCAAGATAAACCTAATACAGAATTATTTTTAAAACAACAAATTAATTTTAACCAATATTCAGATATAGCTATAAATCTAATATTAAATTCTATAGCTACAAATGGTGGTAGTGAAATAAATGGAGGTGATAATATTGAAGGTGGAAATCCTACTGTTTTAGATTATATAGCTCTTAAAAACATACCTAAAGGCACAGTTCAATTTATACCTTACTATAATCCACAAATTCCCACTCAACAAAATTATCAAAATGAAGAATTTAGAAGATTTTTTTGTAAAAAAACAAACGAAATAATTTATATTGAAATAGATGTAACTCAATATAATAAGTTAATATCTAAAAATCCTGAAATTTTATGGCAACTATATTTACCATACAATATAACTTGGCAATTAACAGGAGATAAACAACAAGTAGCTAAAGTAAATAAAAATATGGTTGAATTAGCTTCTAAAAATTTAAAATTACCTAGCTTTAATCTTTACATAAAAGAAGATTATACAAAGTATTACCAATATACTGAGGCATCTAATTTATATACTGCTGGTGGAGAATTTAAAACCGAAAAAGGTGTAAATTATGTAGGATTTTATCATATCCATAATAGTAAAGGACCAATGGTTGGTAAAATCCATACTATAGAACCTCACGGATATTTATTTCCAATAAACGAGAATATTATCTCTAGAATTCAAACTTTAACGCCTAGTTCTATTTCTGGTAGCAATACTACACCAACCTATACCCCTAATAATACTAATATAGGTGGAGGAGGAGGAGGAGGAGGAGGTTATTAAACTTGGAATTATGACTTCTAGTTTGTATATTAACGGAGTAAATAAAGGTTATGTATTGGTTGATAGAAACAGAGGAGCAATTAGAGTATTTCACTCAAAATCCTATAAAAGAGGCTTTTATTGAGATAATACCTTTACACGATCAAATCCATCCTGCTATTAACGATGTGTCTTTAGTGTATATTAAACCGTTTAACGATGCTAAAGCTTATATGTTATGTATTGACCATAGTGAAACCTTTAGCGTTAATAAGACAACTATAGGCGCGTTAATACAAAGTATAGATAAAGTATGGGTACGTGATAAAAAATCCGCATTATATTATTTTCCATTTAAAAATATATGCTGCCTATCCCCACTTAACCCTACGTATATACAAAGCGATACACAAGCACACATTCATTTTCAAAATACGGATTATCCAAGATTAAACAGAATAATACCGGTTTCAAAACACTATGAAAAGTGTGAAAATATTTATAAACAAGTAATACAAGTTTTATCTCAACCCATACCCGATTATTATTCGTTTTATAACGAAAAAGTAATATTAGCGTTTTTCGGAATTGAGAGAAACGGAATTAAAATAAACAAACAACAATTTAATGAACATTATCACCCGACTAAAGACATTTATTCTATATATGATGATAGAATTTACACGCAGTACAACTTATCCACTACTACTCGGAGACCAAGTAACGCTTTTAATGGTATTAATTTCGCAGCTTTAAATAAAGACAGTGGCGCGAGGTCTTCATTCATTCCGAACAATAAATTTGTGGAGATTGATATTTCGGCATATCATCCGCATTTAGCAGCTTGGCTGATTGGTTATGATTTTAATGGTTTAGACGTACATAGTGCATTTGCTGAAATGTACGGTGTATCTTATGAGGAATCCAAACAAATTACGTTTAGACAACTATATGGCGGTATTTACAAACAATACGAGCATTTAGTATATTTTCAACAGGTGAAAACATTCATTAACAGGATGTGGAACGAGTTTGAGGCAACGGGTAAATATAAAGTACTAATTTCAGGTTATATATTTGAAAAAGATAAATTAGATAATATGAATCCGCAAAAATTATTTAACTATGTTTTACAAAATGTAGAATCAGCGGTTAATACTTATATTTTAATGGATATACATAAATTATTAAGAGGTAAACAAACTAAAATAGTACTATATACTTACGACAGTTTTTTATTTGATATAGGAGATGAGGGAATTGAGGAAGAATTAGGAGAGATATTTAAAAAATACAAATTACAAATAAAGACTAAACATGGGACAAACTATGATTTTAAGTAAACCAATTGATATGTATAATGTAGGCAATCAATATGACTTTGATACCTATATAGATACTAACATGTTGAATAACAAATTGTTTGCGACGTTTACCGGATTGGATTCTTTAGATGAGCTAATTGTTAGTTTGTCTTCAACGTACACAATTATGTACAATAAGATGTTTGTACTTTATGTTAAAAGTACAGATGAATATGTAGTAACTTACAATGTTGAGCAAAGTAATGTTGACGGTATCCCAGTTAATACTATTTTAGTACATAGGAAAAAAGAATCTAATACTTTATATACTATAAATGCATTGAATGATTTAATTAAAAAATTAAATGGTGGTGTGGTTGATCCGACTTTTAGGATTGATTGGCAACATTATAGAAACTGTATTTTATTAACAAATCATAACGAATTAAAACAATTAAATACAAAAGTTCATAAGATTATTGATCTTTAATATATGTATAATCACATGAAAAAAGCAGATAACTTTGATTTAAAAAAATTCATTACCGAAGGTTTGTTTAATTCTAAAAATGAAACGACCGCTAGAATACTTGAATTAGAAGAGACAGTCAAGAAATTAGATATGATATTTGAGAATGTTATTAAGTATGATTTATCACCTAACACTCCTAACGTAAACAATCTTAAAAAGCTGAAAAAGCAGTATATGAATAATATTTTTAATACTATAAGATTCTTAAAAGGCTTATAAATAATATTTATAATAAAACAATAAAAATAAATTAAAATGAAAAAAGCAGATAATTTTGACGCGGGTAAATGGTTAGTAGAAAATAAATTAACTAATCAGTCTCGTTTAGATGAGCTTTCATCTAATACATTTAAAAGCGCAATAAACGTATCAAAAGAACGTGGTACCGATAGGAGAACATATAAACTTGGAGAGTTATATCTCAACCAATTTATAGGTAAAGATTTGATTGGCGGTAAGATAACTAATATTGGCGTTCATAGTCCACAACAAAGTAATTATAGAAACATAGCTATAGAAGTTACGAAAAGTATTTATCAAGATAGTGGCTATAATAAAGGTGAAAATAAACTTATAAAAGATTATATTTATTACGATATAGATAATGATTTATTTGACATGGAAAGTGTTGAAATAGATAGAAAAGATGCAGTAGTTCTTGCTAAAATAGCTTTAAAAATAAATCCTGATTCTAGATATAAAGAAACAGGTAAATACTTTAAAATAAAAGGTTATTAATTCCTTATAAAAAATTACACTATAGTTTGGTGTCTCAAACTCAAGTTCTTATATTTCCCACAATAAACAAATTAAACAATCATGGATATCAATGCAATTAAACAACGACTAAATTCATTACAGTCGAATCAGAACACAAGCAAGAAAGAAAAAATCGATTACACAAAAGTTTACTGGAAACCAAAACAAGAAGGAAAGTACCAAATTCGTATTGTCCCTTCAAAGAATGACTCAACAAACCCTTTTCAAGAGGTTTTTGTTCACTATGGAATCTCTAAATTTCCGATTTACGCTCTAACTAACTGGGGTGAAAAAGACCCAATCGTAGAATTCGCAGCAAAATTGCGTACTACAAATGACAAAGAAAACTGGGTCCTAGCTAAAAAAATTGACCCTAAAATGAGAATTTTCGCACCAGTAATTGTGCGTGGTGAAGAAGATCAAGGCGTTAGGCTTTGGGAATTCGGAAAAGAAATTTACATGCAGTTGTTAGGAATTGCTGAAGATGAAGATTACGGTGATTACACAGACATTAACGAAGGCAGAGACTTTACAGTCGATGTAGTTAAAGGTGATATAGGTGGACGTATCGGATTAAAATCATCAATCAGAATTAAACCTAAAACATCTCCTGTAAGTAAAGATGCCGCTCAAATCAAAACATTTTTAAGTGAACAACCTTCAATTTTAGAGGTTCAACGTAAAATGGATTATGAGACTCTAAAAGCAACTTTACAAACATGGTTAACACCTGAAGAAGGTGAAGAAGAAATACCAGTAGAAGAAGTTGAAGAAGCAATTGAAGCAGAAGTAGCAGCAGCACCAGTTAAAAACTATGCTCTAAAACAACCAACTCCTCCAAAAGCATCATCTAAAACTGAGAAATTTGATTCATTATTTGATGATGAAGAATCAAACGACGATCTTCCATTCTAATTAAATTAAAAAGTTATGGCAAAAGTAAAAAGAAGCGAATCGCTAACGGCAGCCGTCTCTAAAGAGATTAAAGCCAAATTTAACCTTGATTCATTCAAGGAGAAAAAAATGCTTAACGGTAACGTTAAGTTTAAAGAACAACGATGGGTTCCTTTTTCCACTGCCTTACAAGAAGCTTTATCAATTCCTGGTATTCCCTTAGGCCATATTTCAATGGTTAGAGGTAAAAGTAATACTGGTAAATCAACAACAGCAATCGAAGTAGCGGTAAACGCCCAAAAAATGGGTGTTTTACCGGTACTTATTATTACTGAGATGAAGCATGATTGGAAGCATTGGAGAACAATGGGATTCGAAATGGAAGACGTTGTTGATCAATCAACCGGTGAGGTTTTAGATCACAATGGTTTCTTTATCTATCGTGACCGTAGTACATTAAACTCAATTGAGGACATTGCTGCGTTTATTATCGATCTAATTAACGAACAAAAGAAAGGTAATTTACCTTATGATTTATTGTTTATTTGGGATTCAGTAGGATCAATTCCTTGCCAAATGAGTTTAGATCAAGGTAAAAACAACCCAATGTGGAACGCAGGTGCTATTGCAACACAATTTGGTAATTTTATTAACCAACAAATTGTAATGTCTAGAAAAGAAACCTACCAATACACAAATTCATTATTGATTGTAAACAAAACAGGTGTTGCACCAGCAGAAGGTCCTATGGCTCGTCCTAAAATGACTAATAAAGGTGGTGACACATTCTATTATGATTCTTCATTAGTATTAACATTTGGTAATATCACAAATGCTGGTACATCAAAAATAAATGCTACTAAAGATAAGAAAAAAGTTGAATTTGCATTACGTACTAAAATTGCTTGTGATAAAAACCACATTAATGGTATTACAACAACAGGTACTATTGTAAGTACAGTTCACGGTTTTATTAAAGATGATAATAATGTTATTAATAAGTATAAAAAAGAACATTCTAAAGAATGGGTTAGTATACTTGGTGAAGGCGAATACGGGCTTACTGAGGATAATAGTGAATGGGAAGAAAAAGCCGATATCACTGAATTGTTAGAAAACCTAGAAGCCAGCGAATAACATGAACAAAAACGAATTATTAAAACTCCTAAACGATACTCCTGAACCCGAACAATCAGTAGAAACTAATCCTCATGAAAGAGTATTATTAATAGATGGTTTAAATCTATTTTTTAGAAACTTTGCGATGATGAATTTTACCAATCAAGCAGGTGTTCATGTTGGTGGTTTAGGTGGTTTTATTCGTTCATTAAATTCCTTAATCAATACAATTAAACCAACATCAGTATATGTTGTATTTGATGGAGTGGGTTCTTCTGTAAATCGGAAGAACTTACTCCCCGAATACAAATCAGGACGTAATTTAGTTAGAATAACTAATTGGGATTCATTTGAATCGCTAGAAGAAGAACACGATGCTAAAGTAGATCAGATTGTTAGATTAATACATTACTTAAAATGTTTACCTGTTAAGACTATAAGTTTAGATAAGGTAGAAGCCGATGATGTTATCGCATATTTAAGTGATATAATGTCTAATAAATACGATTCTCAGGTTTTCATAGTATCTAACGACAAAGATTTTATTCAACTTATAACGGATAAAATTATAGTTTATAGACCTACAGAAAAAGATTTCTATACTAAAACTTTAGTTAAACAGAGCTTTGGAGTCTTAACTGAAAATTTTATATTATATAAGACATTATTAGGAGATAAATCAGATAAAGTAGATGGTATAAAAGGATTAGGCGAAAAAGGACTATTAAAGAAATTTCCTGAATTAGCTGAACGTCCTTGTACACTACAAGATATCTACGATATTTCCTGTGCTAAGTTTAAAGAACATATTGTTTATGCGCGAGTTGTTGATGAAATTGAAAAATTAGAAAATAATTATTTAATTATGGATCTACATAATCCGCTGATGGGCGATATCGAGAAGGATTATATTAACGAGGTTGTGATTGAGCCGTTATCACCACTTAGAGTTAGTGATTTTATGCGTCTTTATAATGAAGATGGATTAAGTCATATGATCAAAAATACGGAATATGTACTTAATACTACATACCAAACATTAAACGGTTTCGCAAAATAAAGTTATATTTATAACAAAATAAACTCATGAAAAAATCAGAATTGAAACAAATTATTAGAGAAGAGATTGTCAAAGAACTATTTGATACAAAAGAAAAAATCAGATGGCGTGAGGGTGAAGATACAGATTTTACTGCTACCTTTACTGGTCCTAATAATCAAAAATACGTAATAGACATTACTTCTTTAGAATATTTAAATTTACCTGATAGCGCAGTTGTTGTTGCTAGTAAATTATTGCCTGATGAAGTACTTGAAATGTTTAATGATGGTGAAGGATATCATGTTGAATTTAGGGATGCCATTAAAGGTAAAGGCATTACTGGGTTAGGTGGTACTGATACAGCAAAGATCTTCGGTATTGTTATCAATGCGATAGTTGATAAAATCAATCGAGAAAAATCCAATCTTGTATTCTTTTCAGCAAAAGAACCTTCTAGAAAAGAGTTATATAAAAAGATGGCTCCACTTATAGCTTCTGAGTTAGGAATGAAACAAGTTAACAACGGTAAATATTATTTTCTTTATAAAGATTAACCACACATACAAAGTATTAAACAGTTTTACAAAATAAAGTTATGACATTAGGATCACTAGACAAATATGGAATGGGCTTCCAGATTAAGGTATTATCTTCATTATTAACACATAAGGAATTTTTATTGAATATCCAAGATGTGTTAAGTGATGAATATTTTACAAATCAAGCTCACAAATGGATTATTAAAGAAATATTAAGATATTTCACAAAATACCACACTTGCCCAAGTATGGATGTATTAAAAGTAGAACTTAAAAAAATCGATAATGATGTTTTACAACTTTCAATTAAAGAACAATTAAGAGAAGCTTATAAAGCATCAGATGAAGATTTAAAATATGTTGAAGAAGAATTTTCAAATTTCTGTAAAAACCAACAATTAAAGAAAGCATTATTAACAAGTGTTGATTTTTTAAATGCTGGTGATTATGATTCAATTAGATCATTAATTGATAATGCTTTACGATCAGGTCAAGATAAAAATTTAGGTCATGAATATAACAAAGATACAGAATCACGTTATAGAGAAGATCATAGAACAGTAATACCAACACCTTGGAAAGAAATTAATGATTTATTACAAGGCGGATTAGGTAATGGTGATTTTGGATTAATATTTGGTAATCCAGGTGGAGGTAAATCATGGTCATTAGTTGCTTTAGGTGGTTATGCTGTAAGTTTAGGTTATAATGTATTACATTATACATTAGAATTAGGTTCTGATTATGTTGGTCGTAGATACGATGCGTTCTTTACAGGAATTGGTGTTCAAAATATCGCTCAACATAAAGATCAGATTGAGGCAAAAGTAAACACACTTCAAGGTCAATTAATTATTAAAGAATTCCCACCCGGTAAAGCATCAGTTTCTACAATTGAATCACATATTAAAAAGTGTGAAGATTTAGATTTTAAAGCCGATCTTATCATTATAGACTATGTCGATCTATTACGTTCTAAGAAAACAAATAGAGAACGAAAAGATGAAATTGATGATATTTATGTAAGCACTAAGGGACTTGCTAGAGAGCTAAACTTACCAGTTTGGTCGGTTTCTCAAGTAAACAGAGCAGGAGCTAAAGATAATATTATTGAAGGAGATAAAGCAGCAGGTTCATATGATAAAATGATGATTACTGATGTAGCAATATCTTTATCAAGAAAAAAAGAAGATAAGTTAAATGGAACAGGACGATTACACATTATGAAAAATAGATACGGAATGGACGGATTATCATATTATATGAAAGTTGATACTTCAACAGGCCATTTTCAAATTATGTCTCAAATGGATGAAGATGATGAACAAAATCAAAATACACCTCCTCAACAAAATACCCAATTCAGTAATAATATTAGTCCTATAGACAAGTCAATTATTCAACAAAGATTTTTCGAATTATCAAAAACAAATTAAAAAATAACAAATAAAAAATAACAATGAATATAGAAAATCAAATCATCTCAGAAATCACAACCCATTTAAAATATGCTAAATACCTCCCAGAAGAAAATAGGAGAGAAGTATGGAGTGAATTAGTTACTCGTAACAAAAATATGCATATTAAAAAGTATCCCCAATTAACAGAGGAAATTGAAAAAGCTTACCAGTTTGTATATGATAGAAAAGTATTACCATCAATGCGTAGTCTCCAATTTTCTGGTAAACCGATTGAAATAAACAATGCAAGAATATTTAATTGTTCTTATTTACCAATTGATGATTTTAGATCATTTTCAGAAATTATGTTCCTATTACTATCAGGTTGTGGAGTAGGTTATTCAGTACAAACACATCACGTAGAAAATTTACCTGAAATTAGAAAACCATTAAAATTAAAACGTTATTTAGTAGGTGATTCAATTGAAGGATGGGCTGATGCAGTAAGAATGTTAACTAAAGCTTATTTTGGTCAAACATCAACTGCTCCAAATTTTGATTTTAGAGATATTAGAGCTAAAGGTGCTTCATTGATTACAGTAGGTGGTAAAGCACCAGGTCCTGAACCATTAAAAATTGCTTTAATTCATATGCAAGCTATTTTGGATCGTAAACAAGACGGTGAAAAATTAACTGCATTAGAGTGTCATGATATTATTTGTCACTTAGCAGATGCTGTATTAAGCGGTGGTATTAGAAGAGCAGCATTAATTGCTTTATTTGATTTAGAAGATGAAGAAATGCTAACTTGTAAATTCGGACCGTGGTGGGAAGTAAATCCACAAAGAGGTAGAGCTAATAACTCAGCAGTATTACTTCGTAATAAAATAGATAAAGAAACATTTATGAGTTTATGGGGTAAAATTGAAGCATCAAATAGTGGTGAACCAGGTTTCTTATTTACAAACGATAAAGATGCTGGAACTAATCCATGTGCTGAAATTAACTTAAAACCAAATCAATTCTGTAATTTATGCGAAATTAATGCTTCAGATATTGAAACACAAGAAGAATACAATGCGAGAGCTAAAGCAGCAGCTTTTATAGGTACATTACAAGCTAGTTATACTGATTTTCATTATTTAAGAGATGTTTGGAGAAAAACAACTGAAAAAGAAGCATTATTAGGTATTGGAATGACAGGTATCGCTTCAGGTGCTGTGTTGAAATTAGATATGAAACAAGCAGCTAAAATTGCTGTTGAAGAAAACGCAAGAGTAGCAGCAATATTGAATATTAATAAAGCAGCTCGTGTTACTACAGTAAAACCATCAGGTACTACATCTTTAGTATTAGGTACTTCAAGTGGTATTCATGCTTGGCACGATGATTTTTATATGAGAAGAATTCGTTTAGGCAAAAATGAAGCATTATACTCTTATTTATCAATTTATCATCCTGAAATGTTAGAAGATGATTTCTTTAAACCACATTTACAATCAATTGTTTCTGTACCACAACGTGCTCCTAAAGGTTCAATTACACGTAAAGAATCAGCTATGGATATGTTAGAGCGTATTAAAACAATCAACAAAAACTGGATTAAACCAGGTCATAGAAAAGGTTCTAATATGCACAACGTATCAGCTACTGTTACTATTAAAAACAATGAATGGGGACCAGTTGGAGAATGGTTATATGAAAATAAAGAATACTTTACCGCTTTATCATTCTTACCTGAAGATCTTGGTACTTATGTACAGGCACCTTTTTCTACAATTACTGAAGAAGAATTCAACGAAGCAGTAAAATCATTACATCAAGTTGACCTATCAAAAGTTATTGAAATGAGTGATAATACAGCGTTAATGGAAAGCGTTGCCTGTGCTTCAGGAGCGTGCGAAATAGTATAATTATGTTACAAAAAATTAAAGAAAGAATATTTCCGTTTTTAATCGCGCTGTCAGCACTATCAATTAGTGCCTCAGCAGCGTTTTACAGTGTTACTGGCCTCAGCATGTTATTTGCTGGGGCTAGTGTCGCTGTATTAATTATGGCTTCTTCATTAGAAGTTGCTAAATTAGTTATCGCTTCACTTTTATATCAATATTGGAATAAACTAAATAAAATTTTAAAAATTTATTTAACAATTGCTACTATTGTATTAATGTTATTAACATCAGCAGGTATTTATGGTTATTTAAGTAATGCTTATCAAATAACAGCAAACCAATCATCAATTGTTGATCAAAAAATACAAACATTAGAAACAAAAAAAGGCTTGTATAAGGATACTCGAGATAATATATTAAAAGAAAAGCAATCAATTTCTGAATTAAAAGGCACTTTATCAACAAGTTCTACAACACAATCAACTGATAAACGAGGTAATTTAGTAATACGTTCTAATAAAGCAAATATTGAACAATTAAAATCAGCTAATCAATCAGATGAAAAATTGACTGTTAAACTAGATATTACTAATGATTCTATATTTGCATTAGAAAATAAAATATTGGAGGTAAAAACTACATCTAAAGCAGCTAATGAATTAGGTCCTTTAAAATATTTAAGTAATTTAACAGGTCAACCAATGGATAAAATTATTAACTGGTTTTTACTAGTTATTATATTTGTATTTGATCCATTAGCTATTGCTCTTGTTATAGCCGCTAACTTTGCTTTTAATCAGCTTAAAAAAAAACCTGAGGTGATAGAAAATAATCCACTACCTCTAACATCTAAAACACCTCAAATATTTTATCCTGAAAGTGTAAGTAATACTACTGCTTATTTAAATAAAATAAAAAATAAACCAGAAGAAGATATAAAAACTTATTTTTAAAGAAAGGCTTGGTTTTCCAAGCCTTCTTTCGTACGTTTAAATTATGAGTATGATACAAGAATTTAAAGAATGGGAAGCTACATATGATCCAACACCACCTAAACCGACTAAAACATATAATAAGTTTTTTTGGTGGAGACGTTATCAAGAACATAAATCATTACCTAACCCTAATAAAGTTATAGCTAAAGCTTTAAATGGTGATTATGATTATTCTCCTTACTGGAAACAACTCCAATACGAATATTGGTTTGAAAAACAAGATCTTAACAAATTCAGAGCTACTTATACTGGTTCTTATGAAAATATAGATTGGAATGAACGTAAAATATCTAAATTGTTTTATGCCCGTAGAGAACGTTTACTTAAGGATGCAGAAAAAGATGAAAATAATCGTTTAAATTCATTATTTAAAGATATGAAAAAAGAATTTAGTAGTAATGAAGAAGATATAAAGGAAAAATTTTATAGTTTTGAAGGTACAATTGTTGAATTTATTGAAGCATATAAAGCAACAAGAAATATCCCAGAAATAAAACCTGTACCTAAATTCTAATATATGTATAATTAAAATAAACAACAAAATGAAAGACTTAATAAGAATGAATCAATTAGCTGGTTTAATTACAGAAAACCAAGCACAAAAAATGATGGCTGTGTTAAATGAAGAAAAATCATGGGATGATGTTGATAAAGAATTAGCAGATAAAGAAGCTCAAGATATGGAAAATGCTAAAGCATTTACTAATACACCACAAGGTAAAAATGCTGTAAGAGTAATTAAAGCTTTAATTAATAAACCATATGGATATGATAAATTAGATAAAGTATTACAGGTATTAAATTTAGATAGACAAAATTTTATATATGCCGCTGAAGCAGCAGGGATGGATTTTGGAACAGATGCTGCCGGTATTCATATAAATGATGATAATTACCAAGATCAAGATGTATCTATAAATCAAATAAATGGTGAGTGGATTGTAGGATAAATAATAAAAAACATTATGACAATAGATGAAAAATATGATATTTTTGTAAAAGAATATTGGGAAGGTGTGGATGAAATTAAAAAAACCAGTGAAAGATGTGCTGCTATTTTATATAAATGTGGAGCACCACTTACCAAAGAAGAATGGTTAAAATCAAAATTCAATAAATAATATTTTAATAAAATATTAAATTAAGCTTGGAAAATCAATCCTTTTTTTGTATATTTACAATATGAAAATTAGTCATGAAGTACCTATCTGTCTATTAGAAGATAGTTTGTGGTTTAACGATTATCAATATTGTTTACCACATTTATTAGATCAAAGCGAAGAATATAAAGATTTTTTTATTAAAGCCAAACAAAATGGTGTGTATATAATAATGGATAATTCACTCCATGAATTAGGTTACGCTTATGATAGTGAACGCTTATTATACTGGATTAACGAGCTAAAACCCAATGAATTTATCGTTCCTGATGTATGGCAAGATAGACAAGGTTCAATTAAAAACGCTAGAGAATGGTCTAAAATTGAATTACCTGGAGAAGTTACTAAAGTAGCTGTAGTTCA